TCCACGGCCGGGACGTTCGTCGCAGTTACTGACCCACATACTGTAATTACTGTATTAGAGAGTGATGGTTCTGCCGGGACAATCTTTGACAATACTAATCGTAGTGGATATACAATTGTTAACGGAGATTCGGGCGGCTCTCAATCATCTGGGAGTATACGCGTCTCTGCTGGCGGCTCCGTAGACACAGTAACAAGCTATCCTTCAACAGCATCTTGGAAATGTGAGGTGCTGGTAGATAATTCTGGCGGCGATGAGATTCGCGCTGATAACGCCACAGCAGATTCTCTTACCGTGGGCGCAGGCGGAATGGACGCGAACGAGCGCATCGCCATCGGGAACGGCTTCGAAATCTTCGGAAACGTCCCGTTCGGAGGTTATATTGGAGAGCAATTAATTATTCAAGGAACTTTAACCTCAACAGAACGTGCCGATTTGTATCGATATCTAGATAACAAGTGGGGCACATAACGATTCTCAGAAACTTGTTAACGCCTCTCTACACTCGGTGTATGATGTTTACCAGTGGTGAGGTGCCGATGAGTTATTTTCAAATCTTGGACAACAATCGCGATTGCTACGGAGTATACCAAGACAATCGATTGTTGACTGAAAACGTTGATCCACAAACCTTGAAATATACGTGGAATTATCATCCCTTATACCCCGCAGAATGCGCCTCTCTATACGTGAAAGGAAAGTCAGTCAGTGAAACTATTCCACAAAAACATAAGAACGCTTGGCTTGAATTAAAGGAACAAAAAACAGCCTTCCTCAAAAGTTTTCAAAATGCGAAGATCGATTTGAATGAGCATTGCTTCTATGATTTGGTGCCAAAATCGTTCCTTTTACGATACAATTTTTACAAGAATGAAGCCACAAAATATGTGATAAAAAATGTGCCAAAACCATCCAATTATGACTATTTATATAGGTACGCACAGCTTCTAGACAAGATATCAAAACAGACATTAAACACAGACAAAAGAACAAGTTTTTTATACAAAGCCAGACACAAAAAAGAGTTAACAAGTTACATAGACTACAATCTTTTTGGAACCGTGACCGGCCGGTTAACAACCAAGAAGCATTCGTTTCCAATTTTAAATATAGAGAAAAACTTTAGAAGCATTTTGAAGCCTCAAAATCATTTCTTTGTTGAATTTGATTTAAACGCGGCTGATATTAGAACGTTTATATCGTTATTGGGAAAAGAGCAGCCAAAAACTGATATTCATGAGTGGAATAAACAAAACATCTTCAAAGAAGACATGGACAGATCAGAAGCGAAAGAAAGGTTTTTTGCATGGTTTTACAATCCAATCAAGGAAGATGCAGCCTTAGAACAGTATTATGATAAGACCGTGCTACTTCGAAATTTTCTAATGAACGGATCGGTCAAGACGCCGTACAATAGAGTTATCGAGTCGGACGAATATCATGCTCTGAGCTATCTGGTTCAAAGCACTTCTAACGATGTAGTGTTAAACGCTGCTTGTGAGATAGACGATTTTCTTCATGATTCTAAATCGCATATAACATGCATGATGCACGACAGCGTGGTTATTGACATGCACAATGACGATGTACCAAAAGTTGAAGAGATTAAGGAAATGATGTCTGATTCAAAAATTGGCTATTTTCACAATACATCAGTTTCAGTTGGCAAAGATTACGGAAATTTATATGAGATATCATAATGTCTGATACAATGAGATTAATCGGTATCGGCTCCGCAGGAGCGAATATTGTTAAACAATTTGACCATTATGATGTGTATGATTTGACGTATGTTGATGAGGAACATCACGATTTTGACAAAGGAACAGTGATTCAAAAACCAACGGAAAAACCTTATCATGAGGCATACGATCAACTTGATTATGACTGGGCCGGCCTTGAAGGCGATTCGAAAGAAATACAGCTTTTTGTCTGTGGTGCAAGTGATGTATCTGGCGTTGTATTACAGGTTTTGCAACATTTAAATAGTGTTGGCTGTGAAATAGAAGTATTTTTTATAATGCCAGATTATAAATTTTTATCACATATTGAGAAACTTCAGAACAGAGTTACGTTTGGTGTATTACAAGAATATGCACGTTCAGGTCTGTTAAAGAATATACTAATATTTGATAACAACATTCTTGGCAAAATGATTGGAAATGTTGCAATTTCCAATTACTACAACAAGATTAATGATCATATTTGTAGAACAGTTCACATGCTCAATTATTGTACTAAGAATAAACCCATTTTTGGCAACAAAGGAGAATTCTTAGAAACCACTAGAATAGGATGTGTAGGTTATGGACTATTAGAGGAGGATATAAACCTATTTTATGATTTAAAGTGGCAAAGCGATGACAAGGAAATTGTATATCCACTGGAAATCCAGTATAACTTTTTCGTTCCCAAGGAGAAAATAGATAATGACGTTAACCTAATGACAACAATTTTGGAAACAGTAGAAAAAAGAGAAGAACAGTACAAGACGATAAGCTATGGAGTTTTTGAGAATGATGCTGAACAGGACGATGTAACCGTGCTAGTATGGCTTCACACCTCAAAGGTTCAAGACACAAAACACAAAACACAATAGACAAACAGAGAGGAACAAATTATGGCATCTCCCAATTTAGAAAAAATGAAAGAGCAACTGGCTGCACTGAAAGACAATCGTAGCATCAATTCAAGTGGTGGTCCGAGTGTCTTCTGGAAGCTGACACCCGGTGACCATGATATACGCGTGTTGCTTTATGATGATGATCAGTTCTCACGTGAATTTCATTGGCACTACAATGTCAACGGAAACCGCTACCTTTGCGCCAAGAAGTCGTATGGTAAAGAGTGTCCGGTGTGCGATTTGGCATCAGAAATCTGGAATCAGTATGTTGCAACTGAGCAAGCAGGAAATCCAGATGATTCTTTGAAAGAAACAGCGAAAGAACTGTTCTCGTCAAAGCGTTATTACCTACCTGTTTTGGTTCGTGATTTGGAAGACGAAGGTCCAAAACTTTACTCATGTGGCGTTCGCGCTCTGGAGCAGATCTTGTCGATCGCTCTGGATGATGAAAGCAAGGATATGTTCGATCCGAAGAAAGGTTTTGATTTGAAGGTTTCCTACTCACTGGCTAATCCAAATGACCGCCGTTCAGCGAGCACAACGATTAACCGTCGCGTGAAAACTTCACCGTTATTCTCGGAAGGTCCGGTTAATGACGAGACCGTCGAAGAACTCCGCGCTGAAATCACCGGTCCAGAAGATGTATTCGAATTGCCGGATATTGAAGCCATCCGTGCTGATTTGGATTCTGTATTCGGAGCCGCATCAGATGATGCCGGTACTGCGAAGTATGCAGCGGAAGAAAACGATGTGACCGCCGCGTTCGCGAAGCTTCAAGCTAGCGACTAGAACCCCGAACAATTCAATATTTTATTTAATTTACAGGATCGGTATATCTAATGGCAAAGAAAAAGAAGTCAAAACTAACAACGAGCCAAATGAGGAATTTGGTAAACAAAGCGGCAGGTTCGAATGTTGCTTTTGATTTGCGAAAAGAAAATCCGACCGAAGTGAAATATTGGATCCCAACCGGGTCAAGAGTATTAGACTCAATTACTTGTAAAGGCCAGCGAGCCGGAATTCCCGGCTGCAAAGTTACCGGTATCGCTGGCCTTCAATCTACAGGCAAAAGTTACCTCGCCACTCAAATTGCTGCAAACGCTCAAAAGATGGGCATAACAGTTGTATACTTTGATTCGGAATCTGCGATATCTCCAGAATTCTTGGCAGATTGTGGCGTAGACTTGAAAAACTTTCTATACGTCCAAGGTAAATCAGTAGAATTTATTTTGGAACAAATTCAAAACATTTTAAATATTACAGATAACAGAGTATTATTTGTCTGGGATTCGCTGGCATTGACTGCCACGAACAACGAATTAGAAGATGATTTCAATCCTCGTAGTGACATCGCAGAAATGGCGCGTATCTTATCCAAGGGACTGAAAAAGCTTTTGATTCCTATTGCTGACAAAGAATGTGCTCTTTTGATTCTCAACCAATTGAAAGAGAATATCACATCTGACAGAATCGAAAAGATGGTGAATCCTTATACAACTCCCGGCGGCAAAAGTCCGAAATACGCATATTCTCTTGAAGTATGGTTGACTAGACGAACGTCAAACAGTGCTTACCTTGAAGATGAGCATGGGAACAGGGAGGGTGGTGAGGTTAAGGCGGAAATCAAAAAATCTCGCTTTGGAACAGAAAGACGCAAATGCAAGTTTGATATTATCTGGACATATCCACCTCGAATTGCTGATAAAGAGTCGTGGTTCGAAGTTATCAAAGATAGCGATCGCTATAAACAGAACGGCGCATATTTTCAGATTGACCTCACCGGTAACGGCGATTGGACCAAAAATCGTTTCAGCAAAGATTTTCTTCCTATGTTAAATAAAGATAAAGATTTCAGAAAAGCGATCGAAGAAATGCTAGATGATGAGTTGATTATTAAATTCGCCAAAGAGCATGACGCATTGTTAAAACCAGAAGATGACGAAGAAAACGATGAGTCCGAAGAAGAAACCGAAAAAGAATAGTTTTCAATTCTGGATGAGCCTGATGATAGGTTCGCTGATCGTAGCATGCGCCTTGCAATTCGCCTCGTTCTATGTTATAATGAACCCCTACCACCTCATCGTGATAGGGGTTGTCCATTTAATCTTATTCATTAGCCTTCTTGTGGTAATAAATCATGACCAATTCGGAAAATAAAAAAGTAATTCTTTTAATTGACGCACTCAACACATTCTTTCGCAGCTACGCTGTCGATCCGAGTATCAGTTCTAAAGGTGAGCATATCGGCGGCTGCAAAGGTTTTCTCAAACAAATAAACAAGTTCTGTCGTGAAATGGCACCGGACGAAATTCATGTTGTTTGGGACGGAGAAGGTGGCAGTAAGAAACGTAAGACAATGAAGAAGGATTATAAGGAAGGCAGAAAAGCTGTCAACCCTAAAAATTATAATCGTAACATTGAGATTCCACAGACTGATGAAGAGATTAAAGAAAACAAAGTCTGGCAATTGAAGCGCTTGATGGAATATCTTAACGAAACACCTATCAAGCAGTATCTAGTGGACAATGTTGAGGCCGATGATATTATTGCCATGTTGAGTAACAAATATTTCAAGGGCTACAATAAAGTTATCATATCAAATGACAAAGATTTTCTCCAATTAGCCGATCACGAAACAATCGTGTACCGACCAGCTGTCAAGGGTGTGATGACTCGTGATGATATCATTGAGAAATATGAAGTCCATCCAGAAAACATGGCACTCTCCAGAGCCATCATAGGCGACTCTAGTGACAATCTCCCGGGTGTCCCGGGCATAGGCTTCAAGACTCTCGTAAAGGTCTTACCGTCGATCTCAGGGAGTGCTACGATGATGCTGGAAGACGTGATGAACGCCATGTCAGATGTTGAAGAGAAAGATCGTCTGAAAGCACACAATTCAATTTTGGAACACAAAGACAGGATTGATCTAAACTACAGAATGATGCAATTGTACAATCCTAAGATGGGCCACGCAACTGTTCGTATTGTTGAACAAGTGGTTGAAGAGGAGCTATACAACTATTCTAGGTTCGAGTTAGAAAAAATGATGATTGAAGATGGTTTCGGTGAATATAACTGGAATGCCATGCACGCTCGTTTCCGAGGAATGTTGTATGACCAAAAAAATGAAGATTGAGTCTCGTCATTGCATGTTTCAATGCAAAATGTTCAACCCCCGGGCGAATATTGGAAGTATCCCCAAAAAAATATACAGTCGTATATACTTCTCCGGATGGCCCGGGCGGTTGCTTCCCGACATAAAGATAATTTTTTATAATACAGGTGACATCTGGTATCACATATGAGAGACCACTACGAACAAAAGGTAATAAACAAAAGCAAAAGGTATAGGAATTGTTATTTGTATACAAGAGAAGACAAAATTAAGAAAGAATGTAACACCACAAGGATTCAAGTACTATTATCCACTTCACATGATTTGGTCATCTCTCCCGGCGATAAAATAATGTTTTTCAGCAGTGGAATCATACTCCATACAAAAGATTGCAAAGCGAGTACGAGATTATGAACAAAAGAAGATTTTTTTAATTATGGGCTTGTTTCTCACTATGGACCGCCTCGGTAACTACGATCCCGACGAAAATTATATAACTACACCGAGAATATCATTTCTTAAAAAGCGCCATGACCGGTCCCGGGCGCATATAATACATGAATTTTTAGGACTTTGAATGACAATAAATAAAGAAGATTTTTCACAATTTGGCAAATCATTTCAAGAAAAGCTAGCTTGCTTAATACTGAATGATCGCTCTTTTTCGGAGCAAGTAGAAGAGGTACTGGAAACAAACTTCTTTGAATATGAACACCTGCGCATTTTTGCTGAATTGATTTTCAATTATCGACATGAATATGGTGTTCATCCATCAAGTGATACACTGGAAACAATTCTAGCAACTGAATTGCAGAAGTATAACGAAGAAGACCGAGAAATGGTCTTAGAATTCTTTGAAGATGCAGAACAGAAGTGTGGCAAGATTGGAGATGCTGAATTCATCAAGAATTTGGCTCTTGACTTTTGCAAAAAGCGTAAACTATACGGAGCGATGGTTAAGTCTATCGACCTATTGGAAAAAAAGAAGTTTGATGAAATCAAATATGAAATCGAAGAGGCATTAAAACTTGGTAACGATAACAATTGCGGCCATGATTACAAGATTGATTTGGAAGAAAGGTATCTCCTGAAAGCGAGAAGTCCTGTCACGACTGGTTGGAGCAAAATAGACGAGATTACACAAGGTGGTCTGGGTAAGGGCGAGCTAGGTGTAATTATTGCTGGCACTGGTGCCGGTAAATCGATCGCACTGGCACACCTTTCAGCTAAAGCTGTGAGTCAAGGTAAAACAGTTCTTTACTACACCTTTGAATTGGCAGAGGAAACAGTTGGCCTGCGACATGACTCGTGGTTTACTGGTGTTTCTCTTAATGAATTAAAAATATACAAAGAAACAGTAAAAGAGATAGTTAAAGAGGTCGAAGGCGAACTTATCGTCAAATATTACCCGACCAAAACAGCGTCACTCATGACACTAAGAAACCATATCGAAAAAATTAAGAGATTAGGTAAGAACATAGATTTGATTATAGTTGATTATGGTGACCTGCTTCAACCACCGCGCACTCGCAATAGAGACGATTTGGAGTACGCTGACATTTACGAAGGTTTACGCGGTATAGCAGGAGAAAATAAATGCCCACTTTGGACAGCTTCGCAGAGTAATCGCGGCGGTAGAAACGCCGAGATCGTCACAATGGATGCCGTCGCTGATTCATATGCTAAGTGTTTTTGTGCCGATTTCATCTTTTCTATCTCCAGAACAATCCAAGACAAAGAAACGAAAACAGGCAGATTCTTTATAGCCAAAAACCGAAACGGCCCTGATGCCGGAATTTATCCTATTGTTATGGATCCCGAATTTGTCAAGATTCGTGTTTTAGAACCATCGGGACAATCTGTACAAGATATGGTCGATGACGCGGCCGGCAAACAACAAGTAAAGATGAAGCAAAAATTGTCAACAGCTTGGCAAAGAGTGAAGAATAATGACGATTAAAACTTTAACAACGCATTGGCAGACTAATAATTGGTATCGCAACACGCGTGCAGATCGAGATGAGTGTTGGGGAAACAAAAGACACTGTTTTTTTGGATTTTTAGAATTTCGGCGCCAAAAGTGGGAACTGTTTGATAGACTGTTCTTTAGTTCAAAAACCGACGATTATCGTTTAACATTTGATGTCGGTGCCTCGGAAAGAGAAGTTTATATGTGGTATAAAAGCCCTTCTGATATCGAAGTCTCATGAGCACTTATTATTCGATTAATGCCTATAACTATGTTTTTCCATATAATAAGAAAAATTGGGATAGCGGCAACACATTATTCTTTTCTCCGTTTTTACTAGGTGAAATGAATAGTGATCAACGACTATGTGAAGAACAAGACCCACTAAACGACATATTCTTTTCACGCGTCAAAAGATCGTTCGATCATAAAAGAGCATGTTTTCGAACAACATTTAACAAAGATCATATGGCGTTTGGCACGAGAGAAAAGATAATTAACTTCAATAAGAAAAGAAATGATATACGGCATTATATTAATGCCCAGAACCACAATTCAGAGGAATAAAAATGACATATACGAAAGAAGAGGTTACGAAGGACACAAAAAGATATTTCAAGGGCAATGAATTAGCTACAAACGTGTTCTTCAAATATGCCTTGAAAGATGAAGATCAGAATTTTTTAGAAAAGGATCCTGATGACCTTCATCGGCGACTTTCTTCTGAGTTTGCTAGAATAGAAAAGCAATATCCCAATCCTCATCATGATGAGGATATATACAGAAAATTACAATATTTTAAGTATATTGTTCCACAGGGCAGCCCCATGTATGGGGTTGGTAACCCAAAACCTGTGTCTCTTTCTAATTGTTTTGTTATCCCCTCCCCTGAAGATAACATATCTTCAATCCTTGATGCTGCCAAAAATATTGCAAATCTTAGTAAACGACGTGGTGGCGTCGGTCTCGATATATCGAAGTTAAGGCCAGAAGGCGCAAACGTTAACAATGCAGCAGAAACAAGCTCTGGTGCATGGTCGTTCGCAGATTTGTTTTCATTTACCGGTCGCCTTGTCGGACAAAACGGCCGCCGAGCCGCATTAATGATCACAATTGATGTGCAGCATCCTGATGTAATGCAATTCGTCACAATGAAAAATGACAAAACTAAGGTCACCGGAGCAAATGTATCAGTAAGATTGCGTGACGATTTCATGGAAGCTGTCATTGCTGATGAAATGTACACGCTACAATGGCCACTCGATGTGCCAAACCCGGAAATTACTAGAGAAGTGAAAGCTTCTGACATTTGGAATCTAATCATTACCAATGCCACAGAGCATGCCGAGCCCGGTGCGCTGATGTGGGATACGATGATTCAGAATCTTCCCTCACACTTTTACCCCGGTTTTGAGACACTGAGCACAAACCCTTGTGGTGAAATTGCCATGAATAATGATTCATGTCGGTTGATCTCACAGTGTCTGAAATGGTATGTCAACGATCCATACACAAATTTCGCCAGCTTTGATTGGAAAGCATTCGAAGAGGACGCCCGAATGGCAACCAGATTGAGTGACGATTTGGTTGATTTGGAAATTGAGAAGCTTAATGATATCATTGCTGCAACAGACGATGAGTCAGAAAAGATTCTGTTTCAAAATTTGCTCTATTCTGCGCGGTGGGGGAGGCGTACTGGACTGGGTACCCACGGCCTCGCCGACGCCCTCGCGCGCCTGTGTTTAAGATATGATTCTGAGGAAGCTCTGGAGTTCGTTGATAAATTATACGAAAAAAGAAAACTCATTGTATATGACGAAAGTATAGAACTAGCCAAGGAACGTGGTGCGTTTCCAATTTTCGAGTGGGAAACGGAAAAAGACTGTAAATTCTTTGAATCATTCCCTGATGACCTCATTGAAAAGATGAAGAAATACGGCAGACGCAACATCGCGCTGCTGACGAACGCTCCAACCGGCTCAGTCTCAATCGAATCACTATGTGACGGTTCTGGCTGCGAACCTGTATTCAGATTCCTGATGACTCGACGCCGCAAACTGAGTCATAACGAAACAGACGTAGTTCCAGACTTTGTTGATGAATTAGGAGACCGTTGGATCGAGTTTGAGGTTAAGTCTCATCTATTGAAAGAATATTTAGAGATTACTGGAAAAGATATAGAAAAAGATGGATTACCTGATTATTTTGTTACCAGTGACGAAATTGATTGGATTAAACGCGTCACTATTCAGGCGGCGATGTCGAAGCATATTGACCATTCTATTAGTTCAACAATCAACTTGCCCCGAGATACACAACCTCATATAGTTGGAAACATCTACAAAGAAGCATGGAAGCAAGGTTGCAAAGGTGTGACAGTATATGTAGATGGTTCACGAGATGGCGTGTTGTTGACAGAAGATGACCAAGACAACCTCGGAATTACATACTATGATGCAACACCTCGGCCAGAAGAAATAGAATGCGATATACATCAAGCTAAAGTGAACGGTAAAGATTGGGTTATTTTGGTAGGACTTCTTGAAGGAAAACCGTATGAAGTTATGGGTGGAGCAGCAACACAGGTTGAGATACCCGAGGATTACAAAAAAGGTAAAACAATTAAAAGAAAGTATAAAACGGTGCCAAACAAATATGATTTGAAAGTGAATGGATTCACGATCAAGGATATTGTAGCAATGTTTGACAATCCTGATAATGCTGTGTTAACTCGAATGGTAAGTACATCGTTGAGACATGGTGTCCGTCCCTCATTCTTAGTTGAACAATTAAAGAAAGATAAAGACGCGAGTTTCGCCAGCTTCTCCAAAGTTCTATCAAGAGTATTGAAGGAATATATAGATGATGGTACAAAAGTAGTATCAGGTGCAAAAGGAGAATGCACTGACGGCGATATTCATGACTTGACTTACAGTGAAGGGTGCGTAATTTGTTCTAAGTGTGGTTGGACGGCCTGTTGATATGGCTATTTGGTACTCATTAGATTATTTGAAACATGGTAGGCATTGCGCTTTTTGGTCCACAACATCAGAAAAGAACTATGCTATAATGGAATTCTATACGGATTGCTATGGTGTACAATTGTATGGATCAGGAATAGTAGTGCATGATTGTCAGCAGGAACAAACACCGGAAAATGCATGATCAAAGCTAGGAAATACAGAATGTGGTTAGTTGGTGGTTATAGCGAATTGCAATTTTACACAGACGCAAACTGTTTTCTTATACATCGCTCAGGAAGCGTACAACTATTAAAATAGGAGGAGAAATGAATGTACGATTGGGGAAGAGAGAAAAGAATCTTTCAAATAAGGAATTTGAAAAAGTCCTTGACACAGGAGGAGTTACTTGATACCATTAAGTTCGATTGGGAAAACGCTAGTACGATTCCCGACACATCTTCTTATAAGCTAAAGTTTATAAAAGAGAAACAGATGTTTTATGGAGTGCTTGATATTGAAGAACAATATCAAGCTTGGCAGAATGAAGAGGACAGGATAAAAGAGAAATATCCTGCAATTCACAAACGGAGTGAAAATGAGTGATACTAAGACGAAAGAACAACACATGATCGATTTCATCAAACAATTCGCTCAGTATGAGCATGCTATGGAGCCCTATAAAGAAGGTAAGAAGGATCTTCGCAAATCTTTCAAGGATAACAATTATCTTACTTCGGCAGACATGGCACAGGCTGTTCGAGCCTACCGCTCTATTGAGAAGGGAATTGACCTCAACGAGACTCAACAAATCAAAGAAACACTTGAGAAAGAGTTGGGAGTATCTGAGTAATGAGAGTGGCACCACTGAACAGATATATCGTCCTTAAAGATTATACTCCCAAAGAAGAAAACCCGCACGCCAGCGATGATAGCGAAAGCACGTTTTATATGCCGAAGGAATTTTTTCAGGAACGTGCTGAGAACATGGATAAGTACGAACTCCGTGTTGTTGACGCTGTTTCAGAACATTGCCACAATTTGGACCAATTATCAATCGGTGATGTTATCGTGGTGGAAACGTCAATGATTGAGGCGTTACCCGATCCTGACGGCAACATGGTGCAAGTAATTACGGAGAACTATATTCTCGTTAAATATTCTGATCTATAATGCTAACCGGAGTTAAAGCAGTAATAGGGTGGTCTATGGAGGCTGCCCTGCTCGCTTTTAAAAAGGATTATTGGCTCATTTTGCCTAACGATATTGATCACTCTTTTAGGGATCGTGTCCCGGCGGATGTGCAATTAGGCTTTTTGGAGATAGAAAACGATATGGGAATCTTCAAGAGTAATTATGGGAATCTACGCGAAGGATTGCAAAAGCAGTTGATAGCTGATAGGATTCGTGGTTTCATGTCAGTACATGGCATGGTCCACAAAGGCAAGATTCATGTATCAGACAACATCATTACGGTATATCAAGAGAATAGCTATTCATATGCGCTAGATTGTGACGATATCGTCATGTACAATTCTGACAATATCACCGGCGCATACTACGAAACAGAAAGTATCAAATATGAAGTAATCGATTATTTCAGCGCAACTCTCAGAAATACAAAGAAATATAATCTCTATCTCACTGGCTATAAACGCATAGCACAGGAACTCTGGATTCTGCCAGATAATATCGCAGTGATCTCCTATCCAAACAAAGAAGAATATGACGAAAACAAAATAGATGAAATTACTGTTCGTCTTATGCTGGAAGATATGTTTGATAATGTAAAAGATATCAAGTTAAAAGGCAGACTTGGGTTTATTCGAAGAGAAGCAACAAAATCTTACAATTTTACTAACAATGATGAGGGTAACAAAACCCTCGAAGATATACTGAGTTTGCCACTATCAGACAGCATGTCTCTTAAATATCAAAAGATAATGGATATCGATGGCTGGTTCACGCGAGATAGATGAAAAAGATTATGTTCCTCCGAGCACCGCACACTGTGCTGGGATAATACCCGTTTGTGGTCAACAGTATAAAAACACAAATATGCTCTGGCATCCTGCGTTGCAACCGTTGCACGAGGATTACTTACTGTTAGATAACGCTATCACGCAGTGTGCGTTTCTTGGTGTTGATACAATATGGATTGTATTTGATGACTCCATGACCCCATTCATTCGTAAACGTATTGGGGATTTCATTGACGATCCTGTGTATAAGGGAATCAATTACCATAAAAACCGATTAACGACGAAAAGAATTCCTATCCACTTTGTGCCACAATCAACGATGGAAGCGAACAAGAGAGATAGTGTTGCTTATACAGCATTGCATGCTATTCAAACCTCTCGAAAGATTTGTGGGCAAATCAGCACATATGTGATACCTCAAACGTACTTTATTACATTTCCTTACAGCATTGTCGACCCGCATGAGATTCGGGAGAACAGAGAAGATATAAGAAACGCAGAAACACCATTATTGTTCACTGACCCGGAAAACAACTCTGTTGCCACTGGGCACTATTACCCACTATTGATAACATATAAGCAAGCTAAACAAATTAAACAACACGTGTATCATGTCGGCACTGGTGTGAAAGACATGAGCCAGCCGAAAAGTGAATGGATGTTTGGTTCCGTCCCAACGAAGAGACTCCCCGAAAGCGAACAATATTCAGCAAGGTATTTCGGTCCTGACGAAGTATACCGCCCTCTGTACGAGAAATATACACCAAACTATCATGCAATGTCTTGGGCGTATGATGCGCATACATTTGAAGGTTATAGAAAAGCACTCGGCTCTGACCAAGATTTTTATCCAACAGATTTCCGAAACCTGTTCGCATCTATCGCCAAAAACTCTATGTCATTTGATGACGATGAGTTTGACGATTAGCCCTTGACTCCCAGACTGACGTGCTTACATTTATAGGAGTCGACAGAAAGAGAACCAGATGCGTCTATACAAACTAAGGCGCCTCTTCACACCCCGCTGTTACGCTTGTAAACGTATCGCTAAAGGAACGATCAGTTTGTATTCATGGATCAAGATAACTACATTGCATACAGCAGGCGACCATGAGTGTATACAATTCTTTTCTGATGCACACACTAAAATTTACATAAACTTTGATGGCCACAATGAATAATAGATACTGCTATCTGCAAAAAAATGTCAACTGGCTCGACCGCAACGACGAGACATTCGGCCCCAACGCAAAATATATAAGAATAGCTCTTTCTAAGCACAATTATCATACGCAGTCAAAGAGTCTTTCTTTTTATTCTAGTAATTCTATTGATATATCAATCATATCATGAGATATTGTTATATATTAGCGGCCCGAAGACATGATCATGTTCATTCCGCACAAATCTCTTTCAGGTTCATCGCGCGACATCATCGGGGTTATTCTCCAAGAATTAAGTTTAACAAATCATTCGGCGTCCCTTTTGAGATTTTTATATTATGAGAACATATTTTTAAGGTGGTTCACATTTTCTCTATATCCAAAATCTGTTGGAACAGAGAATAACAAACCTTTTGTTAGTTTTCATTCCAACAATACTACGCCAATTCACATCATGAGGTATGCATGACAGAGCGAAATAAATCAAAATTAAAATTTGTCAATCTTCACGGCCACAGTTGTGCATCTGTTTTTGATGGTTTAGGTTATCCATCAGAGCATATGGATTTCGCATATGAAAACGGCCTCGACGCGATTGCTCTGACTGATCACGGCAATATGAATAACTTGCCACTGCAAGTATTCCATGCCAAAAAGATGGAAAAAGATGGTCGTGAATTCAAACCCATTTATGGTGTTGAAGGATATGCATTTCCTGATTTACAGGAATGGCAAGACACCTACAAACAATCAAAAGAGAAGGATGACAGTGATTCGGCTATCGTTGTAGAAACTGAAGAAAGAGACATCAAGAGCATTTTGAAGCGCCGACGACACATGGTGCTATTGGCGAAAAATCAAGACGGTCTAAACAAGCTCTTTGAAATGATTACTCAGTCATTCGAAAAGCCGTGGCACTACTACTTCCCGCGCATTGACTACAAAACACTAAAGAAGTTCGCCGGTGGCGATATCATTGCGACGAGCGCATGTCTTGGTGGAGTGTACGCTGGTAACATGTGGGAAAACTATGACTTTGAATTGAGCAAGGAAGAAAACGACGCCAAGGTGCTTAACGCTATGCGCGAGACATCTGAGCAGATGTTGGACATTTTTGGAGAAGATTGGTACGGTGAAATTCAATGGAACAACATTCCTGAACAACACTTACTTAACTCATACGTTATTCAAATCTGCAAAGAATTCAATATCAAGCTTGTTTCTACGTGTGATGCACATTATCCCAATCCTGAGCTGTTCGCCGCGCGCGAGATGTATAAGCGCCTCGGCTGGCTGAGAAACAAAGAAGATCTAGAGCCACTGCCGGAAAAAATTGAGGATATGGGCTATCAACTCTGGCCTAAGAATGGCGACCAGATGCTCGAATCGTTTCGCAACTCTACGGTCCACCCAGATATCAAAGACTATCTGGCAGAAAATGATATTGAGTATGATGAATCGATGGTAATTGGGTCGATCGAAGAATCGTACAATATTGCACACAATAAAATTGAGAGTTTCTATCCTGACAGTACGGTGAAGTTGCCCGATTTTGTTGTACCCGAAAACAAGACAGCCGACGAAGCGCTGAGTGAAATGGCTTTCGCCGCACTTGCAGAAAAAGGTTATGATGCATTGCCATCGTATTATGATCGTTTAGAAAAAGAACTCGCGGTTATCTCTAGTCGCGGCTTTTCTAAATATTTCTTGACAATGAAAGAAGTGACAGACGAAGCGAAGCAGTTATACCTTTGTGGTCCCGGTCGAGGTTCTGCTGCTGGTTCGCTGCTGGCATATATGCTAGGAATTACACAGGTTAATCCATTGCGCTGGAATACACAGTTCGAGCGATTTTTGCGGTCTGACGCGACTGACTACCCTGATATTGATTTCGATATTAGTCACAACTCAGACTTCCGTGATCATTTGATTGAAAAATGGGGTAAGAACACTGTTGTCTCTATCTCAAATATCAATACCATGCAACTGCGGTCTCTTGTTAAGGATATCTCAAAGTATTATGGTATTGATTTCACCGAGGTTAACAAGGTCACCAGCACAATGATGCAGGAAGCGACACCTCGTGCAAAGCAAAAGCACGGAATCAAGGCTGGTGTTTATACACCAACATATGAGGAAGTAAAAGAGTTCTCCGAGTCACTTCAAGCGTTCTTACGCAAATACCCGAAGATCGAAAAGTTCATTGATAGTTTGCATGGCATGCCACGCTCTGTGTCACGGCACGCTGGTGGTGTGGTTATTGCTGACAATCTCAACAAACACATTCCATTGATTAATAGCAAAGGCACGACGCAGGTGCCGTGGACTAAAGACACACTAGAACCGATGGGTTTCATCAAATTCGACCTTCTTGGTTTGGATACCTTAAAAATGATGCACCGCGCGATCGCGAATATCCTTCGGCGATATCATAACAAAACTGATATCACCATCGATGATATCACTGGTTATTACAATGAGAAATTACACCCTGATGTGATCGACCTTGAAGACCAAAAGGTATACAAAAATGTATATCATGATGGTAAATGGGCAGGTGTGTTCCAATTCACTGAACAAGGCGCGCAGAATTTTTGCCAAGTTGTTAAACCGACGAATATCATTGAATTAGCGTCGATCACTAGTATTCAACGTCCCGGTCCTCTGGCGGCTGGCGTTGATGAAGAATATGGTGAGGCCAAAGAATACCCTCACAAGATTAAATTCATGAATGATATTCATGCTGAGGTAACGGCTGAAACATACGGTTTCTTGATTTTCCAAGAGCAGATTGCCGAAATGGCACACAAACTTGGGAAAGATATCTCTCTGGATGACGGCAACAAGCTTCGGAAAGCACTAACTAAGAAGAATAGCGAAAAATCCAAGAAAATGAAAGAGGAGTTGTACGACAAGTTTGTCGATGGCTGCATGGAAAAGGGTATGACGCGCAAACAAGCCAAAGAAACGTGGCAATTGTTTGAGTATTTCTCCGGTTATGGTTTCAACAAATCACACGCCGTTTGTTACAGCTTAATCTCCTTTCAGACTGCATGGCTATTAACATATTATCCAGAGTGCTGGCTCGCCGCGTTCCTTAACGAAGAGTCGGAAACAAAGATGGAAAAAGCTATTGCCATCGTTAAGAAGCTCGGCTACAATGTTAAACGCCCAAACATCAATTATTCATCAGACCAATGGGAAATCTCTAAAGATGGGTCAACCCTGTTCCAGCCACTGACTGATATTGATGGAGTTGGTGATGCTGCATATAAAGAGATACTGCCACATCGCCCATTCGAACTAATTGAGGATCTATACTATCATAAAGACATCCGCTGGTCTAAGGTGAATAAGACTGTCATCGATAGGTTGTGTCGTTCAGGGGCACTCGATGACCTGATTGATGATCGTTTCACCGGATCAAAACATTTCTGGTCTGTGCTGCTGTCCCGGGAAAAGAAGAAAGAAAACTTCCTAGAGCTTATTGAAAACCCGGAATATAGAGAAGAAGGTGATTTCTCTGATATGGAGCGCATCGCCTTCCTTTCCGACTTGACATCGGTGCTGCCGATTGATATGATAGTAGACGACGAAATGTTGAAACACTTCGATCAGTTAGACATTGGTCCACTATCAGAGAATCAGGTGGGTCATAAGTATAGTTGGTGTATCCCTGTCTCATTCCGCAAGCGAAAGACAAAGAAACGTGGCTCTCCATATTATGAAATTATGGTAACTGATTCGACGTTTCAAATGTCACGCGTTCGTGTTTGGAACATTCGAACGGCACGATCTGAGCCGCAGCTTTATCGTCCGTATATTGTCAAAGGTGTTGAATACGATACACAGTGGGGGTTTTCTACTGGTTGGCGCGCGCCGTTCGAAAAAAACTGGGTTATTGTAGGATAAGATTATGGGATTCAATCCTGATAAAATAAAAGATCGCCACTGCTTGTTTTTCCCTTGCAAGCTTAAAACCCAATATCGTGTAAAGGAGGCAATCACGTTTGCAACGATGGATCATAATCCAGATAAGGAGCATAAAAAGACGCGCCGAAGTTGGAAAGCTGATGCAGCAACAGTTGTTGTCAATCCATTTTCATTGGAGTTCAAAACAGAATCATTCTGTTTCTACAATCTTGCTATAGACAAAAGACCTAGAATGTTCCGTAAATCAGCGCTATATGATATGCTCGAATTAACTAATGAAGCACAAATGATTATCAATAAAATAATACTAGAAAAGAAGGAGAAGAGAAGTGTATTTAAAATATTCCAAGATTAGAGAAGATGTAAAAGATCCTGTAAGAGCCCACCCGTCTGATGCGGGTCTTGACGTGTTTTATTATGATGATTCGATCCGACCACGTGACGAGCGAACAGTTTATCCAAGTTGTTCACGTTTATTTAAAACGGGGCTGAAGTTTGAGGTACCTCATGGTTATATGTTGCGGGCTGAGAATCGATCATCAATGGCTGCAAAAAAGCAATTGATCGTCGGCGCATGTGTGATCGATTCTGGTTACAATGGCGAAGTATTTATTGACCTTCATAATATTGGTGATAAACCCCAAGTTATCAATATTCACGATAAAATCGCCCAGCTTGTTTTGATCAAGATTGAAACACCACATTGCGAGTTAGTAGAGGAATCGGAATTGTACAAGAATCCTGTAACGATTTCAGATCGAGGTGACGGAGCACTTGGGAGTACAGATGGATAAAGAAAAAGTAAAAATATTTGGTGTTTTTTATATGATAAAGAACGACTCATCTAAGCACCCACGCATTCGCGAATGTAGTACTTTGGGAGAAGCACAACGCTTCGCCAAATACAAAGTTTTGAGATCTCAAGATAGAATGTTCCGCAACATTACAAAATATTCTTACGAAAAACAAATACATACTATCGCTGGTCGCAAAGAAGAGGTGCTTTATTGTACCGAAATTAAAATAATACGAGGTAAAATGAATGGATGATAAAATTGCTTTAACATACGATGACGTTGCACTAATTCCGCAATATTCTGAAATTGAAAGCAGAAGTCATTGTGATATATCCGTTGAGTTAAAAACACCAAAGAAAACAGAGAAGCTTCGTATACCGCTAATTGGTGCGCCAATGGACACGATCTGTGAAGCAGAGATGTGTATCGCTCTTTGGGAAGAAGGAGCAATAGGAATATTGCATCGTTATATCACCATCGACGAACAAGTGGAAATGCTTCAACGTGTGGTCGCCGACGATGCAACTTGTTTCGCCGCTATTGGTGTAACGGGGGACTATCTCGATCGCGCTACTGTATTATATAACAACGGAGCCCGACATTTCTGCATTGATGTTGCACACGGAAGCCATATTTTTGTGAAAAAAGCCATCACAGCTTTGAGGCACTCGTACAAAAATATACACATCATGGCCGGCAATGTGTGTGATTATGACGGCGCCTTCCGTTGTTTTAAATGGGGCGCTGATTCAATCCGTGTCGGCGTTGGCGGTGGAGCCGTGTGCACAACACGGCTCGTCACTGGACATGGTGTCCCAAATTTAACAGCAATTGAATTGGCTCGCAAAGCTAAAGAGGATTATCAAGAACTGGAAAATCGAGATTGTTATATTGTTGCTGATGGCGGCATTCGAACATCTGGCGATGCCGCAAAAGCTTTCGCCTTTGGTGCAGATTATGTGATGGTCGGTTCAATGTTATCCGGCTGCGAAGAAACACCATCTGTTGTACAATATCGCGGATTTTTGGATCAGCTCGACGCCAGCACAGTTGAACAGCAACCCCAGAAACAAGTTGTATATCGTGGTATGGCGTCACAGCCCGCTCAGAACGCCAACGGACGCGTCTCTGTTGTGGAAGGGGTCGAGGTCAAAGTTGACATGAAAGGCCCTGTAACTGGGGTTCTACTCACTTTCAGGGATGGTTTGCGCAGCGCCTTGAGCTATACTGGTGCAACGAACTTATCAGACTTCAAAAAGACGGCCCGATATATACGTGTATCTCCTGCTGCTCAAATTGAAAGCCAACCTCACGCAAAGTTTGATAATCAGTAATGGCAAAGAAACCTAAAAACAAAAAGATCGTTTTTAAACAAAACGATAAAGTCCACGCTGATTTCAAAGTTCGTTGCCAACACGAGAATATCACACAATCAAAGTTTTTTCGTTTAATGATGAGAAAGTTTTTAGAACGTGATTCTCGGTTGCAAGATATTGTGGATGACTGGAAAGAGGAGAAAGGTGTTATAACAAAGAGGCAGCAAGACTTGATCGAGAAAGAAAGAAAAAAGAAAGAGGAATTCGAAGAGGAATTCATGATCACGGATAAGGAACTATATGAAATGTATGACTTCTTCGATGAATAAAAGATATTGCTCATTTGGTTATAAGAATCAAATGCACTTTTATGTTCGTGATGTGAAAAGTGAGAATAAACTTGATTCATTGTATTGTATCCAAATATTACGTGACGGTCCCCGCGATTACAAGGAATTGCGAAAACAATTGCGCTGTTGTTGTAATAAAATAACATTCGCCGGATCACAACCATTGGGCCAAAAAAGTGTCTATGTAAACATAACTCTAGAAGTAGGAATAAACTATGAACGAAGATAAAGCCAAGACTATTTGTGACTGTTTGTCATGTGATAAAGATCAAAAAGAATGCCGTCAATACATTGATTATCCCGATGAGCATAACTGCACACTAGTTAGTGTGTACGAGAATGGTGAAATGTCACTAAGAGAGATTGCGAAGCGTTTAGGGATTTCGCATGTTAGGGTGATGCAGATTGAAAAGAAGGCTCTCAAAAAGATCGAGAAGAATATACATTAAGAAAAGTTTGCCATTTGAGCGACATTACCCTATTTAATACAGGAAAATTTTCTAAGGAGATTAAATATATCATGAGTAAAAAGAAGAAGATGTTACACGAGGGAACAAAAATTCGTTGGTCTCGAATTGCCAATATCGTTGACGACCAAGAAGCTCGTCGCCGATCGTATCAGCTTAATGAAGCGACCCGCAAATTTCCGGGCAATGAGATCGAAGAAGACATGGAAATGAATCCGGACGGAGGTTATCATTATCTCGATGAAGAAGATGAAGAATTAGCTGATGTTGGTGGTACTGAAGATTTCGGTGGCGCTGGCGGCGACATGGGTGCCGAAGATGACATGGGCATGGATGACATGGGCATGGATGACATGAGCATGGGCGCAGGTGCAGGCGACGAAACACTGGCCGCGGATCTGATCACTGCTGTTTCTGATGCTATTGCAAGTGTTCTGGGAACTGAGGCTGAAGTGTCAGCGGAACCGGACATGGGCGATGACATGGGTATGGATTACGATGTTGATGACATGGGTGCCGAAGATGACATGGGCATGGATGACATGGAAATGGGCGCAGAAGACGATCTGGATGACGATGAACTGATGGAAGAATTGGAAAATTCTATTAACCCTAATGGTGGAAAGGTCGATAATTCTCATTCCGACCATAAACTTAGTAAAGAAAAATCCCACCTTAAAAATTCTATCAATGAAAGTAGAATCGATCAAATTGCCGAGTCAGTGGTTCGCAAGTTGGCACGACATATGCGAAAGCGCCGATAAAGCATTTAACACAAAGGTAAACTCATGATATAAAGTATGGAGGCACTCAAGGGTGCCTCTTTATTTTTATGGAGAGTAATATGTCAAAAGTTTGTATTTCAAATAGAAAGTTTTATAATAGAGGAAGTGCATTTTATCTCGGCTGGGATCCTACATGGTTCGAATTGCCTAAAGATGAATTTGGTGACAAATTAACAAGAAAAATTATTGCATTTCAAGAAGAATACAATATCGCTCCTGATGGAATCGTCGGCGAGGGAACATTTACTCGGTTATCCACATCACGTGAAGCCGTTGTCGTGGAACAAGAAAGAAACATTAGTTGTCAACTTCACGAGTTACCAATTAACTGGCCAAGAGTTTCCAACAGATTATACAACAAGTTGCCATCCCGAAATTATAGAGAAGTACCTCTAGATGAAAATCGCAACATCGATAAGATTGTGATTCATTGGGATGCTGCGCTCTCGTCACAAAGCGCGTTCAAAATCCTCAAGAAGCGAGGCTATTCAACTCATTTCTTGATTGATAATGACGGCTCAATCCTCCAGCTTATCAATACCAATCACGTTGGTTACCACTGCAAAGAAGTGAATAATACTAGCATTGGTATTGATATCTCAAATGCATACTATCCTAAATATCAAGACACATACGAAGCAAACGGCCACGGCACTCGACCAACTATCTCTACGGTAGTCAATGGCCAAAGCTTGAAGAATCATTTGGGATACTATCCAGAACAAGTGGATGCGGCTCGCGAATTGGTTCGTGTGTTAACAGATCATTATGATATTCCATTAACAACACCAGATACTCATAATACGCTACCAAATCCTGATGACGAAAGTGCTCATTCGGGCATTTTTCACCATTATCACTTCAATGAAAACAAAATTGATACGGCTGGCTTCCCTATCAAACTAATTATTAAAGATATCAAGAGGGACAGAAAGGATAATGAAGAAGATACTAAATGAAATGATAGAGAAGGTTGCTGACAAGAAATTGTACGAGAAGAGAAAAAAGTCTCAACAACTAGTCGAAAATTTTTTAAGAAAGAAACCAACATTGGAAGACTTTCTGAAAGAAAACGTTGACAAAATCTTCAATGAACAGTTCGAAATGCTGAAGAATAATGAACTAATCCTTAATGAAGATAAGGGAAGCGCTCAGAAGATTATGGGTCTATTGCCCAAATTCGAAGTTTCTGAACAACTTGGTATCAAAGGTACACTCCCTCGCCAAATGTATGAGCGATATTTTAACCTTATTATTTCAAGCGGGCAGACGCTTGAAGAACGTATCGACTATCTTGAGTCTTTCGTTCAAGCAGAAGATATCATGTCCTATTCAATCTCAGAGATTTTGGGCAACCTGACATACCTTTATCTTCTCAACACAGTTGTTGAAGGATTCTCACCTGCTGGTGCTGGTTTCATTTTCGAAGCTTGGATGGCTGCGATGACGCTTGGTGTGCAGGAAACCGAACGCTCCGATGACGTGGGCGGTACCCTGCCAATTCATGATTATGTTACGGGCGGAAACACACCAGTTTCGCTGAAACTCTTGACGCCGAAGACGAACGTGCACGGCTCGGTCAGCAATATTCTCTCGTTCTTAGCACAGCATCCTCTGGCTGAAAAATCTGAACGCGGTATCGTATATCTGGTTACATATAAATTTTCAGATAAACGTCTTGGTTTCTATGAATTCGACTTAAATCATAAAAATATCTTTCATATTACCAACATGTTCTACACAACTGGTAAGGGTAAGAAAAAGAAGCTGAAATCTAGAATGTTTAATAAGGATGGGATCGAAAACGCAATACGAGATTACTTTAATCAAAAAGAACCGCTTATGGAAGAAGATAAGAAGGGTGATGAATTCTATGCATACAAAAAGTTCTTTAAGGAAATCGGGCCGGCCCTTGGTTTTGATGCATCTAATCTAAACCCGAAAGAAGATGAAATATCTGACAATTACTTGAGTTGGGGCTCACGCCCGAAAAATGGTAATAAATCTGATTTGCAAGGCGTTGCCTCCTTGGTTATCTCTCCCGGGGCCCAAAACGGCTGGGAAGAATTCTTGAGACTCTCGGATTCTACTCTTACGGCGCTTTCGAATGAAAAAGTGTTAAACCTATATCAGTCGTATGAAGATTTAATTAACAAGGTACAAGCTTTGGCGCTGCAAAAGGACATAAAACCGTCAAATGAAATCCAAGAAGACGCTGAAAATCCACAACAAATCTTGAACGACCTGAAGACAGAATTGGAAGGTTTGCTTGAAGAAATTTCCAATATTGCAAAAGATAGGTCAACATTGGTGTTGGATTTCTTGAGAAGTCGTTCATTTAAAGATCCTTATTCATACCACCGCGTTGCAAGAGCAATTCACAAAGGTGACTATGAAATTGAGGAAGAAGACTTGTTCACTCAATTGGAACAAATCTGGGATGAAGACAGAAATGTGTGGTTAAGTATATTGACCTCCAATATTGTCGACACGCAGTGGAGTGTCGCATCGCAATGGGTGCGTGAATATGCGAAACGAATCGGAACGCTTGACTTCGGCGAAAACTGGCTTGAAGATTCCGTTACAAAATATTCACAACGTCTCGAAGAAATGGTTGTCCCAATCTATCAAGATCTCGCGGACTTAACAGAGTTCATCAATATGTACTATGTTGAAGGTAAGCCCGAAGCCGGCGCCGAGGCAGCAACAACGGCACAAAACCTGCATAAGAAAGTTAACCAATTAAGTTAATATAACTCACGGAGCGAAAATGAAAAATGTTGTCTTTCGAGAAGATTTACATAAAAAATTAAAATCGGGATCCAATAAACTTGTCGAAGCGGTTGGATCCACACTGGGGCCGAATGGACATAATGTTATTTTATCCGATGACATGGGTAATGTCTCTGTGACTAAAGACGGTGTAACAGTGGCACGATTCTTTGACCTTGAGGACTCGGTTGAAAATCTCGCCTGTCAAATTATCAAACAATCATCTATTGAAACCGGGAACCGTGCCGGGGACGGAACCACAACGTCAACCATTTTGGCTGACGCTATATACCGTGCGGGCTTGCACGCAATGGAAAGTAATTCGATGCCTCTGATTGATCTCAAGTTCGAGATCGAGGCCGCGGCAAAACAAGTGAAAGAATACATCGCCAGTATTGCTATTGAAATTGGAAACAAAGAACAGGTTAAGAACATCGCTACAATTTCAGCAAACGGGGACGATGCTATTGGTTCTCTTATCGCCGACGCTGTGCATAATGTCGGTAAGGCTGGTTCTATTGTTGTAGAAAAATCTGGTGAGAATGAAACCATTCTAGACTTTGTGGAAGGTTTCACACTTGACGTGGGTTATCGAGCACCTGCATTCGTTAACAAAAAGCGGCTAAATATGGCTCAATACGAGAGCCCATTAGTGTTGGTGACCGATCTGGCAATCAATAACCACAACTTTGAACAGTTTCGCCGAGTGTTTGCATATGCCGACAAAGAAGGAAGACCGCTGGTCATCGTCGCAGATGATGTTGATGATAAGCCGCTGGCCTTATTGATTATGAATGCCCTCAAAGATCTCCCAGTTTTGGTGGTAAAGCCGCCGCGCTATGGTTCAGAGAGGCGTTTAATCATGGAGGATTTGGCTATCTCATTGGGCGGTCGATTCATTAGTTCACAAGCAGGAGATACGATCGGCCGCGTTAAATTGGAAGACCTTGGAACTTGTGCAACCATCGAATGCACCAAGATAAAGACGGTATTCTCCGAAGGCGTGGGAAGCATTGAGGCGATCACAGAGCGCATGGAGCAGATCAAGAGTGAGATGCATCAAATGAAGGATGCGGATGCGTCAGAGAGGCTTCAAGAGCGTCTGACACGCATGTCAGCGGGTATAGCAGTAATCCGGGTGGGTGGCACTACCCAAGTGGAGGTAGACGAGAAGAAATATAGAATTGAAGATGCCTTGGAAGCTGTTCGTTCGGCAAAAGAAGAAGGAATTGTCCCCGGTGGAGGCACTGTGTTCCTTAAAGCACGCGATCTATTCTTTGATTGTTCAGATCCCAAGAGTATAACACTCGGAAAGACAGCAGGAGAAAGAGTAATATATAACGCGTTGCTAGCCCCATTTGAAAAGTTGTACGAAACAACGTTTGGCAAACTAACTACTGATGTTATATCAAGTATTCAAACTGCACCAGAATCAGTTGGTATTAATTTCAGAACAAAAGAACGCGTTGACAATCTAATTGAAGAGGGAGTGGTTGATCCTGCAAAAGTATTGCGAACAGCTTTGGAGAATGCTGTATCCGCTGCGACTACACTGTTGTTGGCAAACACGGCTATCTTAGAAGAATAAGTGATAGTCGCAGCGAGAGACTAGTTATAGTAATGGATAAAGATATACAGAATCTTATATTGGCTCAATTAGAAGAAATAGCTAAAATTGTTCGCGATGTTGATTCACGCTTAACAAGGCTTGAGACTTCTACAGATATCGAAACTACACATAAGCACAAATTTGATGAGGCAGTCCAGAAGAATTTAAGAGGGATCGAAAACCGGCTAACGAACTTGGAAAATTTCCGCATGAAACTTGTGATCGGTGCCGCCCTTCTCGCCGTCTCAGCAACAATTATATGGGAAGTCTTGAGTCCCGTCGTTCACGGATTTTTCACTTGACCCGCCCTGAGACGTGCTTACTTTTATAGAGTCCAACAGCATGGAACGGAAAAAACCCCTTACCAAAAAACTCATTAGAGTTTATAATTATTTGAGAGTACCTGATCGTCTGGTCAGGTGTTTGTATTCCCTTTATACGGAGAATAAAAATGACAGAAAGATTGATTCGAGTTCCGAAGGCATACACGCTGAAAGATGTGGAGAGTGAAATTAAAAAGCTTCAAGATCTCGCGTCGTCATTATCGAAGGTTATTCATAATGAAGTGAGCCCTGATAATGATTCAGTATACCTTGCATCAGACGCTATCGCGCGATCATTCAGTATGATTAATCGATTGAGTATCACACTTGAAGATATTGAAACATTCCAAGAGGCCCGAGAATCGCTCAGTGAGACAACGGAGGAGCAATAATGTTAACATTAATTGAAGTAATAAATGGAGGTGAGTCATCATACACCTTCCGAGACCTTAAAATAGAACCATCGGATATCAAACAGATTACCGAATCCTTGCAGCACAACCAAGTGTTGCGTGAAGATAAAAGCAAATTCCCCGATAATCTTAGCGAACACACTCGTTTTTCTCGTATTGTTACAAGTGACGGTGCTGCTCATGTCGTTGTCGGGAGCATTAACGAAATTGAGCGCAAAAAAGCAGGCGCACGACGAGTGCTCCTAGGATGAAAGGTGAAATAGATATATGGAGAAAATTTTTAACTGAGCATAAAGATGATATTAATGCAGCCGCAGGAATATTGTTGTTCAATCCTGACAGTGAAGTGATGTTGAGCAAAAGGTCGGAAACGGTTAATAATCCCTTGACCATCGGAACAATTGGTGGTCATCTTACACAGGGCGAAAGCCCGCTAGAAGGTGCAAAAAGAGAATTTTACGAAGAATCAAGTTACGACGGCCCATTTGATAACATTACGATGTTAGCAAAACAAACAAGAGAAGACGGCTTTCGTTACTATTCTTTTATTGCATTTACAGAGGATTACGAAGATCATGATTTTTTGCCTTTCGAAGAATTTGAAAACGAAATCCTTTGGAACAAATGGATACCATTTGATGAAGCAATTCATTTAGGTAATCTCCACCCCGGATTGGAACAAACGTTTACAAACGTCAACCTAATAGCCAAAATTCGGGAGTTCCTAGATGCCAACATTACCATATACTGAAGAAGAGAAGAATCAATTCCACGAGAAAACCCTTTCGATTCAAGTAACAAATTTCGCTAATCACTTCCCAGATTTGATGGATGAAGTGAAGCCTGAAATCATAGAGTATAGAGAATGCAGTACGAAGATGGCAAGTTTGAAAAAACTGATAAAACAGTTTGAAGATTCGTCGCAAGATCATGATGATCTTTTGGATCAGTTTTATTTTGAACTGTCCTTATTGCAGTGTGCCTATAATCACGCAAATTTTCTTATAAAACGCAAAATCGAAGGCGGTGATTGATGCAGCGCTATTCCAAAGTAAAACTTATTATTGACGAACTTCTCGGCGAAGAAAAAACAACGATAAACATTCTTAAACTTGAAATCACAGAAGATGACGAATTCGAGCAAACCTTTGTGCAAACAAAGTTTGAGACGAATAATGAATACAGCGGCATACACGGCGCCGGCGAAGGATTCGTCGACGCGATGGTCGCGAGTTTTGTAGAACATTTCCAAGAAGAATACCCATCCCTAGAAAATTTCTATCTGTCCAGATATGAAGTGAAAGCAAGAATTAAAAAGAAACTCATAGGAGAGGTTAAACAAACAGACGCCTCAGTTGAAGTGGAAATTGGCATACAAGTTCCCGCAGGTGAGGAAATTTTATTCAGTAGCAAAGACGTGTCTCTGGTTCGTGCGACAACCAAAGTTGTCAGAGATGCTATACAATTTATGATCAACTGTGAAAAAGCCGCGCACACTGCAAGATTTTGCTTGCAACAGGCTAAAACTTCTGGTAGAGTAGAGGTGGTGGAAAAATATATCGGCTATCTGTCGACATTGGTTAAAATAGCCAGTTATGATAAAGCATTTAATTAATAACGGAGGATACATGAGTATCAAAACAGAAAGAATCATTGACGCGTTGCGAGAAGCAGACGCCGACGACAAAACAATAGAGTATATGGAAGAGATGTATTCAGAAATGGAAGCAATTCTTTCTGATGAAGAAATGATGGTGCTCGTCAATTATTACGAGAATCCGAATTTCCAGAAAATCTGGAAGGTTCAACGTCTCGCCAGTGAAAAGATTGTATATCGTGTGATGAATGACGCAATGATGGACTCTGTGAGAACAACCCCGCGCGATAGCATTGATACAGATTTGCAGAAGTATATGGATATCCTTTCCGGCGATGATGATTACGGAGACAATTGAGATGCCACAGACTTGGCGAAAGCTCCGCAAATCTCTCAAAAAGAGAAATAAGCTTTTCAGCACATTATATCACATTCGTGTTGATCTGGTTGGTGTAGACTTGAAGTGTATTATACATCGCTGGAATCCTTACACACAAGAATCAGATGTGGTCCTGAAAGAATGCATTACATTAGCCCAAATGAAAAACTTTGATTCAGTCAAGGACAATTTAGTTCAGAATGGAAATGTTTGGGTTAGAGATAAGTCAATGGATATCATCTGTCGCAAATTTACTTGGCCTCTCTTTACTCATTATAGTGGATGCAAGAAATGCAATAACTTTCGCTACATTCCGTTGATGAGTTTTTACACGGGCTGTACCGTCTGTAACTCAAGAGATACCGGAGAATACACACACTTTGAAGCAAACGAAAGATCAAATAAGATCGAATAGGCATTGCCACCTTGGAATTGTATCCTTATGGAAAGCATACACAATAAAATTTTGGCTCAATAAATATAACGAAAGGTTCTTATCCGAAGATCATATGTGTGACATGATTCGTTTTACTTGT